CAGTGATCTCAGTCATTTCTCTTTTGATAAATTCTAAGAGTCCAATGTGCTGCTGAATGTTTTGACCTTGATCTAAGTCGATGTAACCTTTCGATGCGTTATTCATACCACCAGCAAGTTTACCAGTAGCCGCGCCTTTATTACCTTCTTTAAAACTATCTGTAACTGCAACTTTCATTTTATTAAGATAGTGAAACCATTTTTGCACATCCCAATTTTCTGGAACTGATGCTAAATCTAGTTGTAATACCTTACCATGATTAACTGCTAATAGCTTATTTAATCTATCGTGTGTAGCATCATATAAATATAAGTAGTTTTTTACACGACTCATTAATGACACTGTTTTAAAGCTATCAAAAGAAAACGTCTTTCCTACAATTGCAGGATGTGAGTACGCTGGATTTTCAATAGATCTAAATTGTATTTCTTTTGGTCTTAATCTAACATAAATGTCAGAACCTATTTTAGTACCTTCATACCACTCGTTAATCCAAAGAGACTTTAGGACTTCTCCTTCATCTTCTTTAGCAATGTATGATTCAGGTACAACATCTGTTTGTTCAACTCCTGTTTCGTCAAAGTATGTTAATTCAAAAACTTTACGCCAACCTCTCCAATACACACGTAGAACTCTAACGTTACCACTTGTATCTTGTGTTTCAGATAAACTAAAACCATTTTGTTGACCTAATGTAATTAAATCATTTACTTGCTCTGCATCTGATTCAGAATCTAAAATGTTTAAACTCATGGTCATTTGATCTCTTGCTCGTTTATTAACAAAAGGATCATCTCCTCCACTTGTAAAACCTCTATCTAAATCTTTTAATTGTTTATCTGTTAAGTCATCGTGATAAAAATCTAATATTTTACCAGGACTCCAAAACTCTGAAATAATAATTAAATCAGCATCTTGTGTTTTATTAGAATAACCAGAACGCATTGTAAACAAGTTCATTGGATTTATTTTCCAAAGTTCAGGTTTATCACCATTTAATACAGCTTCGTAATGTTCTTCTCCTTGAATTAAAACATTTTTAAAACCATTATTAAACAAGCGTCCTAACTTAAGTTCACTCCAATAATGCTTCAATAGCTTATTAACAGCTGATTCACGCTTATCTTGAAAGCTTGAAATATCAGCTTGTAACTCTTGCATTTTAGCTTCTAACTCTTCACCTTCATATGTAGACTCTATTAAACTTGTAATACGTTTAACAACTGCTTCATTAAGTTCTTGTTCTTTTTCAGAGATTGCGTCAGAGTTTGTTACTACTGCTCGGTAGTCAAATCTACGTTTATACTCTTCACCTATTAAAACTTCTATACGAGGATTTATAATAGGGTAATGTTGTAGCTCTACATTTAAACTCTTATCTGATATTTCAGATGGGTTTAAAGTTTTAGCCATATCATTGGTATCTAAAATACCATTATATAAATTAGAATTAATCAACTTCTCTTGATGAGATGCTCTTACAGATTCGTCAGAAAAGAATCCAGATACATCCATTGCGTCAATGCACTCCTTATACCATTTTTTGGTTTTAAGGTTATTACCGCGCTTTTGAGAAGGAAATCCTGAAAAGTAGTTACTCATGTTTTGAAATTACAAGTGCAAAATTAAACTAATTAGTTATACTAATTACCAAATTAAACACATATTAAAATTAAATAGATAAAACGTATAACTAATAGTTAATTATTTTTCCAGTAGTCATCGTCTGCTAATTTGTTGTTTGGTGTACTTTCTTTGTTGGTATCAATGTATTTTAACATTTCTTCACGTTGTATCATTACCATACCCATAGAAGACACTCTATCAAAGTTACCATCTGGATTCCAAGCTATTAATTCTTCTAAATACGCTAATGCTCTAATCTTTTGTAGATTCATGATCTCATCATCGTTATATGTATTTGTTAATAACCAGTCACGTTGTAAACGTCTACCTAATGCATTAACTTCTTTGCTTGCACGTGTACCTTTAGCTTTGTTACCATACACTTCTCTAAAGTTAGATGTGTCAGTGTCTTTTAAAAATCTAGGGTTATCTGCTAACAGATGTACACAGTTTTTATTGTTAAAATAACCAAACAATCCTTTGTTGTTATTTTCATAGTTTATTAAAGCATTATAGTAAACTGCCAATCTTCTAGTAACTTCATAGAAATCATTAGCAAACTTTGGTCTACCTGTATACTCAGCTACTATTCTATCTGTCCATAAATCAAATACAAAACATGAACCTAACGATGTACCAGTGTCATCATCATATGGATCGACACCTATAATATATCGTCTGTTGGGAACATCTTCACCATTTTTAATAGGGTGAACAAATATTTCAATAGCTCCTGTTTTATCTTTTTTTGTACTAGAAGGAAATGTTCTTATTGGATATAAGTCAAAGTCATATTCAAATTGTGCAAAACCACTTTTAAGACTAATTCTACCAACATGATGTGCAGATACAAATTTCTCTTGTATAGGCTTTATTTCTGCTAAGTGATCTTTAAGATCAGAGATAGGAAATATAGTACCTTCAGTTCTCATTACAGCTTCTTGTGGTGTAATAGATCTATCTGCTTTCTCTTGTGTTATAGCTTGACTATCTGTAGTAGACTTAAGTACTTCGTAGCGCGCGTAGAATATTTCTATTAAAGCTTTTACTACATCAGAGTTACCATCTTCGTCATAAGCATTTTCACGATTTGTATACTCACCACAGTAAAAAGCACATTCACCTTCCCCGCGTGTCTTATCAAATACATTAGGTTTAGTAAGTACTCTATAACCACTACCTTGATAAAACAATGTTTCTAATCCTTGGAATGCTGCACCTTCTGTACCACCAGTACCAAATGCTACCATTAATCCAAATACTAATGAACCTTGCTCCATAGAAGGTCGTGCAATACCCCATACTTTAAGTAAGTCTAAATAACGTCCTGCTTCCTCAATTAAAATAATCTTACCACGTTTACCACGAGCACTCTCAGGGTTATTCTTTGTGGTAATTCCATTTATCTCTGATTTAAAACCTTTATAAGAACCTGTATTTAAATCTAAATACGAAGCTTTCTTATTCATAATGGTATTCTTCTCATGACGTTGTTTACGCCAAGGAGTATGCTCATTTATAAAATCTAAGTTATCCCATGCTTTAGATAACAAACCATCTTCAATTAAATCACCTTTAGCTGAAGCAAATGCCCAGTTTTTAGATTTAGCATAAAATTGATAATTTCTAGATAACTTTGAACCTGCTTTAAAAGAATAACCACGTCCACGAGTTTTTAATACTGCACCATACTTACCTTTAGTTTCTGCTTCTTCTAAGTAATGATAATAAAAGTAATCCATGTCCCAAGGCATTGGAAAGTCTTCTATACGATCAGCACTAACAGCTTCAAACTGTAATATGTCGTCAGGTATTTCTTCACCAGTTTCTTTAGCTACAGCTAACATAATAGGTGAGTAATTCCAATAGTAATAGTTATAACCTGTTATCCACTCACCATCAGACTCTCTCATGTAACCTTCTTTACATCTTTTACGTTCTTCTAACCAAAACTTCATGTACTCAGAATTAATCATCGACGATGGATAATGCAATGTATACTTTCCATGTTCTTGAAAGTATAAAGCAGCTGGTCTAAAGTAACTCATATTTTCTAATATATGAGGTGTTACATAGTCTGGTCGTATTTTACCTTTAGGATTAACTTTACGTTTATCAGAGTGTGGATTATCAAATCTTGTTAAACTAGAAGCTCTAGGTCTAGTAGGTGATATTAACTTTTCTATAAATGTAATACGTGTTATAGAATCAATTAACTCTTCTCTTACATATTGAGGAAGTGACTCTAAGAGTTCATCTGTTATAGGAGTTTGTAATTTGTTTACTACTATCATACGTTAGGATCTTCAAATACACTAATTGCTTGACCACCGCGTACACGTGCTGCTTCATCTATCTCTTTTGCAATGGCTGCTCTTATTTCTTTAATAGACT